AGTGCCCCTGGAGTTGTAAATGCCGCTGCCAATCTGGCATTACCACTTATTCCGCCTGCTGCCACTACACTATTTAAAACATTGCTTATTGTCGAAGCATTAAGTCCAACATTATTTGCCACCGATGCTCGAATATAATCTACATCTTCTGGCAAGGTATATTGAAAACTGCTTATCACACAAGGGTGATTATTAAATTGATATTGTCCAAGCCCAGACATAAACACTAGCGGCGGAGGCACTCCGCGTTGAGCGTCTTGACCATAAAACATTTTTGTAGCCGAGCGGAAAAAATGTATTACCGCCAACAAATAATTTGCGTCATTGGTAGTTTGAGCTGTAAAATTTCCTGTAATGTTAATATCACTAACATTACTATTTTGATAAAAATATCCTTTGTAATTAGAATGCGTTAATTCGTACGGAGAATAGTTAGCTCTGTAAGTTAAATCAATTTTTGGAGTATATGGAAAGATCACGCCGTTTGTTGATGTTAATGGTTGTAGTATACCTGGGTTAGGATCATTATACAAATACGTGGCATTTTGTGCTAAACTTATTTTTAATCGCCAATCAGTACTACTTGCTGCCTGACTTTGTTGAGTGGCAATTGCTGGCTGTTGTTGAGCATCTGACGTACCTGCTATAATTTGTGCAGTCGCTGGTGATCCAGCCGTGGTATTTAAGGGTGCTTGTGTAACGTTTACTGTACCTTGTGTGGCCGCCATATCTTTCTTTTCCTATATTCATATTTATATCTTAAATAATGTAGTCATATTATGTTAAAAAGGTTGACAAATTTTAATTTCGTTGTATAATTACAACATATATAGGAGATTTAACCAGTGGCTACTGCCCCAATAACCCCCACACCAAAAAAAGTCATTTATCTCAATAACAGAGATATTCTAAAGCAAATACACTTATCCAAAAATACATATTGTACATTTAAAGACCCCGTAAACGACCATCAATATGATATTATTTTACCCACAGTAGAAAAAATTAATCAACGTACCGTAGCAGAAGCTCGTAGAAATCGAGCAGACCGTATTAAAAAAGAAACAGGAGTTGTCGTTGATCCTAAAAAAATACCCAATACTGATCTAGTGTTTCGTGTTACTTGCTGGGAACACATACCTATGGCTCCAAAAAAAATCCCCAAATCTGCTACTACTAAAAAGAAAAAAATTGAAGATATTTTTGAATTTGATATAGAAGTAGATCCGTTGCTTGATTTGCCAATAGAACCAGCATTGGATGATACCAAGCATGTCAGACTTCCATTTCCCCCATTTTATCATTATAGAATAGATGATAAAAAACAACCATTTATTGTGGGTAAAAGTCACTGGATCGGTGATTTGGATCGAGGCGAGTTTAACAAAGATCATGGCTCTATGACTCGTATACTAGCCAATATGTTTATGAAATTGTGTGATCGATATGCTACTCGTAGTAACTGGCGTGGATATACTTACAACGAAGAAATGCGTGGAGCGGCCCTGGTACAATTATCGCAAATTGGTTTACGATTTGACGAATCAAAATCACAAAATCCATTTGCTTATTATACTGCGGCCATTACCAATTCATTTACACATGTTCTTAATTCTGAAAAGAAAAATCAAAACATTCGTGATGACATGTTAGAAATGAACGGGTTGAATCCTTCTTGGACAAGACAAAACGCTGGCAAAAAAAATCACAACGCTGGTAGTATTGTTACCAATATTGACATTGCCGAATATAATAACGAAGATTAACCAGTTTAGTTGTATAACTTGTTTTAATAATGTATAATAGGATGTATGACAAATCTATTCCGTAAGGTAGCAGTTTGTACAGATATTCATTGGGGTTTGAAATCCAATAGTCTAGTACATAATCGAGATTGTGAAGCATTTATTGATTGGTTTATAGCCAAAGCCAAAGAAGAAGGTTGCGAAACTGGAATGTTTCTAGGTGATTGGCATAATCATCGTGCTTCGATCAATTTACAAACACTACAATTTAGCGTTCAAGCACTGGAAAAATTATCAAAAGCATTTGATACATTTTATTTTATTCCCGGCAACCACGATTTATATTATCGTGATAAGCGAGATATACATGGAGCAGAATGGGCAAAACATATTCCCAATATTATAATTGTCAATGATTGGTTTAAACAAGATGATGTTATAATTGCTCCGTGGCTAGTAGGTGATGACCATAAAAAATTAAGTAAAATGAATTCTAAGTATATGTTTGGTCATTTTGAATTGCCACACTTTAAAATGAATGCCATGGTAGAAATGCCAGACCACGGTGAAATACAAGTTGATAATTTTCAAGGAGTAGAAAGCGTGTTTAGTGGTCATTTCCACTTACGCCAAACTCGAAAAAATGTTACATATATTGGAAATTGTTTTCCGCACAACTTTGCCGATGCTGGCGACAGTGCTCGTGGCATGATGGTTTTAGATTGGGGTAAAGATCCTGTATATCATGCTTGGCCTGGGCAACCTTTATATCGTGTTATGAAATTAAGTGAAGCAATAGATAATGGCGCCAATATATTTGTACCCAACATGCATGTTCGTGTAGAGTTAGATATTGATATTAGTTACGAAGAAGCTAATTTTATTAAAGAAACATTTATTAAAGATTATAATTTACGAGAAATGGCGCTGATCCCATCTAAACGTACTGATATAAACTTAGATCTTGCTCCGGGGGAAGTAAAATTTGAAAGTGTTGATCAAATTGTTACTGATCAAATTACAAATATAGAATCAGAATTTTATGATCCTAAATTGTTGTTAAAAATATATCAAAATCTATGATTCAAATAAAAAATTTAACTGTAAAGAACTTTATGAGTGTGGGCAATGCCACCCAAGGCATTGATTTTGACAGAAAAGATTTAACTTTAGTGCTGGGTGAAAATTTAGATCTCGGTGGGGATGGTAGTAGAAATGGTACAGGAAAAACTACAATTATCAACGCATTAAGTTATGCTATGTATGGCGTTGCTCTCAGCAATATTAAACGTGACAACCTTATAAACAAAACTAATGGTAAAAATATGTTGGTATCATTAGATTTTAGTATAGGCGGTCAAGATTATAAAATTGAACGTGGACGTAAACCTAATTTGCTAAAGTTTTACGTCAACGATAAAGAAACTGAAGCAGATGATAATGCTCAAGGTGATAGTCGTGAAACACAGGACGAAATTGAGCATTTATTAGGTATGAGCCATGATATGTTTAAGCATATTATGGCGTTAAACACTTATACAGAACCTTTTTTATCACTAAATGCTAACAGTCAACGTACTATTATCGAGCAACTGTTGGGTATTACTATGTTATCCGAACGTGCTGAGCGAATAAAAGAACTAAATCGCACTACCAAAGATGATATACAAAAAGAAGAATTTCGTATTCGTGCTGTTCAAGATGCTAACAAGCGGATCGAAGAACAAATCGAAGCATTAAAACGTAGACAAGGAATGTGGGTCATTAAAAATGAAGAAGAGAAAACTAAAATTACGACCGCGCTGGAGACACTACAAGAGATCGACATTGATGCGGAAATCGAGGCTCACAAAGCGCACAGCTTGTGGGATCAGAAACGTAAAGATATCAACGATTTTGCGTCTGCGATCAGCAGGGGAAAACTGGATCAAGCCCGTGAGGCTAAAGCTGTGGCTAAGTTGGAAAAGGAAATCGAAACTCTCAAATCACATACCTGCCATACGTGCGGTCAAGCCTTTCACGACGAGAAGCACGAACAGGTTATGGCGATCAAGAAGAGTGAACTGGCAACGTCTAGAGCGAGTTGCGAAGAATATGCTATTGGACTGGCAAGTTTACAGGATGCCCACGACGCCTTGGGCGTGTTAGGTAAACCTCCTAAGATGTTTTATGACAAAGAAGAACAAGCTATTCAGCATCGTGCTAATTTAGCTAATTTACAAAAGCAGTTAGAGGAAAAAACAGCTGAAGTAGATCCATATGCCGAACAAATTAGTGAAATGCAAACACAAGCAGTCCAAGAAGTTACCTATGACACATTAAATGAGTTAACAAAACTTCAGGATCATCAGGAGTTTTTATTAAAATTGCTCACAAACAAAGATTCATTCATTCGTAAAAAAATTATTGAACAAAATTTATCCTATTTAAATGTTAGATTAACACATTATTTGGATCGTATTGGGTTACCACATACTGTAGTATTCCAAAATGATTTAACTGTTAGTATTGAAGAACTAGGACGTGAACTTGATTTTGACAATTTAAGTCGAGGTGAGCGCAATAGATTAATTTTAAGTATGGCATGGGCATTCCGTGATGTTTTTGAATCACTATACACTCCAATTAATGTGCTATTCATTGATGAAATGATTGACAACGGGCTAGATACCCAAGGTGTAGAGTCGGCATTGGCATTGTTAAAACAAATGTCACGAGAACGACATAAGAGTATTTGGTTAGTAAGCCACAGAGATGAACTCGCTGGCCGTGTGGAAAATATTTTAAAAGTAGTTAAAGATAATGGATTTACCAGTTACAATACGGATATTGAAATAGCATGACAAAATTTGCAGTTCAGGATATTATGACGCTAATTACTAGTCCATGTCATGGATTTTTGAAAACAACCAAATTGAAGTATTACCGGAAGAGTGCATTGGTTTTGTATATTTGATTACAAATAACTTAACCGGTAGGAAATATATTGGCAAAAAATTAGCAAAATTTAGTAAAACAACATATCGAATAGTAAAACAAAAAAACGGCACCAAAAAGAAAAAGAGAATTCGTAGTAAAATTGAATCAGATTG